GAGCAAACGGCGCGAATATCACCGGGAATATTACCGGAATAACTCAGAGACGCTTTCCGATCGCAAGCAGGAAGAACGCGACAACTTTGACCAGGCAACGACGTACTGGCGGCAGAAGATGCTGTTCAAACGCGAAACGTCATTTCTGATTGCCAAGATTCCGCCAGCGATCGTTGAACGCGCTCGTGTGGCTTACGAAAAAGTGCTGGCTCAATACGAACCGGAGCCCGAAGAAGTTGCGAAAAAAGCAAATGTCTCAACAGGACGGAGGGCGCGAAAATGAGCTGGAAAGAAAAATACAGCTTTTGGAGGGAGCCGAAGATTGACGGCTGGGCCTATCGCTACAAAGGCGATTCTTCCGAACCTCACATCGACCGCTGTCCGCTTCCGCTTCTCGAAACGCTTGAGCAGCGCCGCGCCTACCGCGGGGCGTGCCGCTGGGAATTATGGCTAGCTTTTGATGTCAGTGATGAGGGCGAGGGCGAATGCAAACGCGAGTGGCGGCGGATGTGCGATCTGGCAGGGCCGGATGAGGCGAAACCTGAAACTTAAAATTTGAAACCTGAACAAAGGAAATATCATGCTGGAAAAACTGACAGGAAGGAAGAAGGCACTGCTGCAGCGCGCGTATTGCCCGGACTGTGAAACGCGCACGCTGTTAAAAGGTCCGGAAGGCGGACTGTGCCGGAATGTGAAGTGCTCGACCTGCGGGGCCGAGTTTAATGTCGGGCCTGTTTCTGCGGAGCGGATTGTCCCGGATGCGGTAAAAATGTAATGGCATTGCACTGCGTAACATGGCGAGGCACGACGTTGCCTGGCGCGGCATAGCAAGGAAAGGTACGGGAGCCCCGGAGGAAACTCCGGGGTTCATTTTTTTGTGATGGCAGGGATGTATTTCAGGTGTATGTGTCCGGTTGGACGGCCTTTTTCGTCCAGCACGGGATCACCGTGTGACGGAACTCCGGTTTTCAGATATTCCTCGCGCCGCCGACCGGTAATGCGCTGAATCCAGCACTTGCAGTGTTTGTTCCGCCCCTTCTGTTTCTCAAACTCGGACCAGTACGGATGATCGAATTCAAGCAGCAGGCCTTCATCGTTACTGTGAAGTGGGCAGGGTTTTTCAGACGGCCCCAAGCGAAGAAGGTTATATGGAAGCAGTGGTTTTTTCATAGCACTCCTTTGTTTTTTTCCGGCTCGCAGAATAGCGGCATGAAGCGGTGTTCACAACCGGAAACCCTCGCTCGCGTGTGCAGGGGCGCAGTGTGCCGACGTGCATTTTATTCGGATAGATTGCGCGCGTACTGAACGGGGCGGCTATTCCGGCCGCCCATGTATCAAACAAGGAGGCACACCATGAGTGAAGAAAACCCCAAAACGGGTGTTGAGCATATCATTATCGTTATGGATTCAGTTCTTGCGATCGGAACTGACATTGCTGTCGCAATGGAAGACGGAAAGCTGTCGCTGGCTGAAATTCTCGGCATGAGCAAAGACCTTCCCGGTGCGATTGGTGCAATCAAAGCCGCGCCTGATCTTCCGGCCGAGCTGTCTGATCTCGATGATGCAGAGCGTAACCAGATCATCGCACACTTCGCCGATAAGTTCGAACTTCCCAATCACGAAGTCGAACTGCGCGTTGAGCGGCTGTTCAGCGTCGCCGTAAACTTCGCCGAGCAGATCGCCGAAACGATTGCGATTGTGAAGGAGTTCAAAAAACAGGGCTAATCCATAACCCAAACCGGACGGCCTGCGGGCCGTTCGCCTCTTTAATATAACGCGGAGAGCATCATGGCAGCGGCAGTCAGCATCGATCTTAATTTAGGCGGAATCGTCGAGAGCATCCGAAAACACTTCGACGATAAAAAATTTACCGACCAGGAAAAAGCGGAACTTGATCTCACATTGCGCCAGGCCGAGACCTCTCTGGGCGAGAAAGAACTGGAATTCAAGAAGGCTTTGGCTGAAAGCGAGGCCCGTATTGCCGAGGCACAGAGCGCGGTACTGGCCGCAGAGGCATCCGGCGAAAGCTGGCTGCAACGCAACTGGAGGCCGATGCTGATGCTTACCTTTGCTCTGCTGCTGACCTGCACATGGTTCGGTCTGTTCTCGCAGCGCATCGGCCCGGATCTCCAGCTTGAGCTGCTCAACCTGGTGAAGTGGGGAATGTCGGGCTACATCGTCGGCCGCAGCGCCGAAAAGATTGCCGGAAAGGTGTCCGGTAAATGAATTCAGAGGTTTTTAAAGAAACGGGGGCGTTCTGTTATCAGCTGGTGTGGCTGCTTGGCGTCATCTGGCTTGTTATTCAAATCGTAAGAAGTCTCCGCCGCTCGCCGCCAGCAGAAAAGGAGTTTTCGAGTAAGACAGAGGTGTCCGCCTGCCAAGCGAACTGCGCGACGCATCGCAAAAAAAGCGATGAGGATAATTTGCGCAGGGATAAAGAGAGCACAGATAGCCGTGCCAAACTGTACGGGTTGATTGAAAAACTGAGAGCAGACATGGATGCGGGTCTGCGCGAACTCGGTGAACAGGGTGCAAGCCAGCAAACTTCCATTGATTTACAGGGACAACTGCTAGCTCGGCTCGATCACAAAATTGACGCTATCCGCGATAAGCTTTGATCAGGAGAAACAATATGGATGAAAAAACGAAAGAACTACTGAGGGATTCAATTCTGACGATACTGTATGAGGCGCGTCCACTAGGATGCCCGAGACAACGGATTTCTAATGGCATTAAAACGGTCGGCGGATTCCGGATGCTGGATGATACCGATCTGGATAAACAGCTTCGCTATCTCTTCGCCCACAAAATGATCGAGCCGGTTGATCGTGAGATGAATAAGGCCAACGAATACTACGCCATCACTCAAACCGGCATTGCATGGCTGGATGATCAAGGACTCATCTGAAATCAGCAACTTAAAGCCTGAAGGTTTTTATATGCCGACACCATCTACCGTTAAGACACTGCCGAAAGATGACCGCGAGTGGCTTGAGAAACAGCTGCTTGAGCGGAACTTTGCTGATTATGACGGACTGGTGCAGGCGCTGGCTCAGCGCGGGCTGGAGATATCGCGCAGCGCCGTCGCGCGTTTCGGGAAAGAGTTCAAGGACTACGTCGAAAAGATCAGGCGCAGCACGGATATGGCAATGTTCCTAGCCAACGAGGCCGGAGACGACACCAACGCAATCGGTGATGCGACGATACGCATGGTGCAGGCCGAGGTTTTTGAGGCGCTGCAAAACTATGACTTTTCAACACTGCAGGATGCTAAACCCCACCTGCTCATCCGCGCGATCGCTGACCTGAACCGGGCAACCGTCGGACAAAAGAAGTGGATGGAAGAAGCGAAAGAAAGCATGGCCAAGGCCAAACAGGAGCTGGAAGCGCTGGTCGGCGACAAGCGTGCCGGACTCAGCGCGGAGGCTCTGCAACGAATTGAGAACGCGGCGAAGCTGCTATGATCCTGGCCGATCCAAAATGTGCGGTGATGACCGCTCCGGCGTACGTCCCGAAAGGATTTCCGGGACGGTGTAAGATATTTCCGATGCCACGCGAAGACGGCAGCGAACCGCTTTTCTGCGGATTCCAGCGCGACTGGATTTTTGATAAGCGCCGGATGAAGATCGCCGAGAAGTCCAGGCAGATCGGCTGGACGTGGTGCTCGGCTTACGCAATCGATCGGCGGCACTCGCTGGCCTCGGCGGTACTGGACACCTGGCTGACCAGCCGCGACGAAATTCAAAGTCTGCTGTTTGTCGAGGACGCCAAAAAGTTCGCCAACATTCTGCAGCTCGGCGCGGAAGATCTCGGCGAGCAGGTGATTGACGGAAAAGATAACAGTGCGCGCATTCTGCGTTTCGCCAATGGAACGCGCATTTTTTCAATGAGTTCAAACCCGGATGCACAGGCCGGGAAGCGTGGCCACCGCGTAGCTGATGAATTTGCGGTCCGCAAAAGCTCAGATGATGTGCGCAAGCTGTTTGAGATTATGAAACCCGGTGTAACCTGGGGCGGCATCATGGAGATATTCAGCACGCATCGCGGCTCGCAGAATTATTTCAATACGCTGATCGAAGAGGTGAAACACAAGGGAAACCCTAAGAAGTTTTCCCTGCACACTGTCACCCTGCTCGATGCGCTGCGCCAGGGGCTGCTTTACAAACTGCAGTCGAAGCTGGCCGCCATTGATCCGGAAGATGACCGGCTCGACATGGATGAGCAGGCCTATTTTGAAGATGCCCGCAACGGAATGCCGGATGAAGAAAGCTTTCAGCAGGAGTATATGTGCGTCCCGGCTGATGACACTTCGGCATTCCTGCCTTATGACCTGATCGCCAGCTGCGAGTATAAAACCGGAGAGACTTGGGAGCTTCCGCTAAGCGGACAGATTTATGTCGGCGTCGACGTCGGCCGTGAGCGCGATTTTACGGTGATCTGGGTTTTGGAAAAACAGGGGGACGTCTGTTACACGCGCCGCGTGATCGTGATGGATCGCCGCACGTTTGCTGAACAGGAAGCCGCGCTTTATAAAATCCTCGAGCTGCCAAACGTTCACCGTTGCTGTATTGATCGGACAGGCATCGGTCGGCAGTTTGCCGAGCGGGCGCAAGAGCGGTTCGGCAGTTACAAGGTTGAGCCGATCAACTTTACGATTACCAGCAAAGAAGAAATGGCTTACCCGCTGCGTGCAGCATTTGAGGACCGCACACTCCGGATCCCGGAAAGCCGGGAGATTCGCGCAGATCTTCGCTCTATCAAAAAAATACAGACTACCGGCGACCACGTCCGATTTGCAGCCGACCGCGGTGTCAACGGTCATGCAGACCGCTTCTGGGCGCTGGCGCTCGCCCTGCAGGCGGCTAAGGGAACCCCGACCATTTATGAATATGAACGCGTCGGGGCGGCGTCAGAACGGTTCGGACTTTAGGAGGCATTATGAAAGAAGTTGTACTTTACGGGCCGGATGGACAGCCGGTTAACACGCGCAGCCTGCAAGAGGAACTCTCAGGATCGCTCGGCGCTGTACGCGGCACGGAATTTGATTCGCAGGCGGATATTCTGACGCCTTCCAAGCTTGCGTCCATCATCAAGGATATGCAGGAGGATCCAACGGCTTACCTGACGCTGGCTATTGAAATGGAAGAACGCGAGCCGCACTACGCGAGCGTGCTGCAGACACGCAAGCTGGCCCTTTCCGGAATTGAGCCGACCGTCTCCGCCGCCAGTGATGATAAACGGGATCTGGAAATCGCCGAGGCCGTGCGGGGTCTGGTGTCCGAACCGGAATTTTCCGATCTGGTGGAAGATCTGCTGGACGCACTTGGAAAATCATTTTCTGTGAGTGAAATCATTTGGCGTTGTACCTCGGAACGATGGAGCCCTATCGGTTATCGCTGGCGGGATCCGCGCTGGTTCATGTTTGACTATAAGAACGGAGAGCAGATTCGTCTGCGCACGGAAGGCACGCAGGAAGGCGTTCCGCTGATTCCGTATAAATATATTGTGCACTATCCGCGTATCCGGACAGGCCTGAAAATACGCGGCGGACTGGCCCGCCTGGCTGCCGCTGCATACATGTGCAAAAATTATGCGGTCAAAGACTGGATGCGTTTTATCGAGCTGTTCGGAATTCCGATGCGAGTAGGCCGTTACGACGCCGGGACAGCGAGCCCGACCGACAAGGATGTTCTGAAGCGCGCGGTATTCGGCCTCGGAACGGACGCCGCCGCCATTCTGCCGAAGGGCATGGATATTGAATTTGAAGAGATTGCCAATACCGGCGCAGGCGCGACGCTGTTCGAGAAGGCGGCTGACTGGTTCGACAAGCAGGTTTCTAAGGCAGTGCTCGGCCAGACGATGACTACCGATGACGGCAGCAGCCAAAGCCAAGCAAATGTGCATAATGAAGTGCGCCTCGATTTGCGCCGCGCGGACGCCCGCCGGCTGGCCGCCACTATTAATGCGAAGCTGATTGAACCTTTTGTGCAACTTAACTTCGGGCAGGTTGAGCGCTATCCGCGCATCGGTTGGGAATTGAATGAGCCGGAAGATTTAACGGCAATGGCGGATTCACTTCAAAAACTGGTTCCGCTCGGCATGAAGGTGGAGGCAAGTGTTGTCCGCGATCGATTTGGATGGCCGGACCCGGCGGACGGAGCGGAGTTGTTGATGCCTCCTCCATCCTTCGCCGGGAACCCGGCGCTTAATGCAGCGCTGCAAGGCGCGAGCCGGCGCGCCCGTACGGCGCTGAATTCTCAGCAGGCCGTTGACGATGAATTGGCTTTGATCGCTGCAGAGATGCTGGACGGCTGGGAGGAAGCTGCCGATCCGCTGTTGATTCCCATCCGCAATCTAATTGATGACTGTGAGACGTTTGAGGAACTGCAGGAACGCCTGGCCGAAGCAGCGCCGGCAATGAACACGGTTGAGCTGACTCAGCGCCTGGCGCTGGCGATGTTTAAATCGCGCGGAGCCGGGGATGCCGCCCAGAACTGAATCCTGAAACTCGAGACCTGAAATGCCGCAGAAGAAATACGATCCGGGGACACCGCCGAAAGAGGCGATCGACTATTTCCGCGCCAAGGGCTGGAAGGTCGGCTTTGACTTCCGCGATGTCTGGAAAGAAGAACACGCCTTCGCCTTTACGGTAGCGAAAGCCGTGACCGTCGATGTGCTGGAGGGTGTACGGGGATCTGTTGATTCGGCGATTGCTCACGGAAAGACCTTTGCCCAGTTTAAAAAGGAACTGCAGCCGGAACTGGAGCGGCTCGGCTGGTGGGGCAAGAAAGAGATGCCGGATCCGAAGTCCGGTGAAACGCGCGATGTGCAGCTGGGAAGTCCACGCCGGCTGCAGGTGATTTTCGACACGAACATCAGCAGCGCTTATGCCGCCGGCCAGTGGGGTCGGATTGAGCGCACCAAGAAACTGCTGCCCTATCTGAAATACCGGCTTGGGCCGTCTGAGGTACACCGCCCGGAACATGTCGCCTGGGATGGTTTGATTCTGCCGGCGGACGATCCGTGGTGGGACGCACACTATCCGCCCAACGGCTGGGGCTGTAAATGCTGGGTGCAGCAGCTAACCCGCGCAGCGGCAGAAAAATCAGGCGGCCCGGTTGACGCACCGAAAACAAAGATGCGTGACTGGGTCAACACGCGCACCGGCCAGATCGAAAAAGTGCCGCAGGGAATAACGCCCGGCTTTGACTTTAATCCGGGCAAGGCGCGCGAGCAGAAAAACCTCGACCGGTTTAAAGAGAAGTTAAACGGCGTTTCAGCAACCGCTGCCGATGCCGTCCAGCGCGCGTGGATGCAACCGGAAGTTTTCGGCCAGTGGCGGCAGAATCCAAAAGGCAACATCCCGGTGGCCGTTATGGATGCGGACACCAGGAAGCTGATGGGCGCGCAGCAGCAAACCATCTATCTTTCGGCAGAGACGATGTCCAAGCAGGAGCTGGATACCAAACACCCTGATTTGACCGACGAGGATTACTGCCTGCTGCCCGACATTATTGCCAAGGGCGAAATGTTCCGGGCTGATGACCAGCGTCTCGTCTTTTTCAAACGGGGCGATAAGCGGTTCCGGGCGGCGGTAAAGACAACGGCTGACGGTCGTGAAAACTACATGGTGCACCTGCAGGAAATTCCGGAGCGCAATTATCAGAGCGCCGTGAAGAAGTATGAACGCCTGCGGGAATAAAAAAGCTGAAACGCGGCGGGGCCTGTCGGGAACCCCGCAATGCGATCCACTCCGAAGAGTGTCCTACGGCAGACAGAATATCACCGTGTCGCGCGTCTCAGCTGATAAATAATGTGCTCTTCCCTGCTCCGAAAGTCAAGACGCCCTGCCGTGCAGGGGCGCAGTGTGCCTGAGCGCAATTTATTTGGATAGATTGCGCGCATGAAATCAACTTCACCTATTCGATTGAACGGTGCAGCGCGCCTCGGCCTTGCGCTGAACTCCGCCGACAAGGGCCGCGAGCCGGCAACTATCTCCATTGCACTGAATGCGCAAAATGGAACCGTCCCTGAATGGGTGGAGCTGATTCCTCCCGGCCCGATTGTTAAGGGGCGCGACCGCCGCATGTGGCAGATGGAGGATTCGCAGCGCGTAGTGGATGCATCCAATGCGTGGGCAAAAGCCAACGGAGCGCCGCTCGACGTGGAACATGCAACGCAGATCAAAGCGCCTCAAGGTGAGCCGGCTCCGGCCTGTGGATGGTTCGCTGAATACCGTGTTGCGGCGAACGGGGCTATCGAAGCCAGGGTGGAATGGACAGACCTTGGCAAGGGTTATGTAGAGCGGCGCGAGTACCGCTTTATCAGCGTGGCCTTCGACTACGACCTGGGGAGTTACGAGATTCTAATGATTGTGGGCGGTGGGCTGACTAACAGGAAAAATCTGTCAGTGGCCGCGTTGAACAGTGAAACCGAAAACAAGGAGAAAGCAATGGATAAAGAGCTGCTGAAAGCTCTCGATCTGCCTGAAACCGCAACCACGGCACAAGCCCTGAATGCGATTCAGCAGTTGAAGACTGACCGGGCTACGGCCCTGAATGCGGCACAGACGCCCCCGCTGGATAAGTTTGTCCCGCGTGCGGACTATGACACGGCGCTGAACCGTGCCGATAGCGCTGAGGAGAAAATCAAGGAGGGCGAAGCGAACGCATTAAAAGCGGACGTGCAGACGGCCATCAATGCCGCTGTCGAAGGCGGAAAAATCGCGCCGGCCAATAAAGGCTGGTACGAAGAAACCCTGACAACCCGCGAAGCACTCAACGGCTTCCAAAAGATGGTGGCGGCTGCTCCGAAAGTTGTTGCCGAAACCCCAGCCGCCGGTGGTGAAACCCCGGAAATTGCGACTGCTCTCAACCAGTCGGACAAGGCCGTCGCAGCCCAGATGGGCATCAGCGAAGATGATGTAAAAAAATACGGTAACTAATCTCAGGTGTCAGCGGTCAGTCGACCAAAGACAGAGAGCCGGTAACTGATAACAAAGGAAAAAAAATGCCTCTAGCAAAAGACAGACACACAAACAAACGGGCCGGGAAACAGCTTTCCGTTCCTGTCGCCGCGAATGCGGTTATTTATATGGGCGCAATGGTTGTCGCCAACGCGACCGGATTTGGTGCGCCGGGATCCACATCACCATCCCTGACCTACCTTGGTTATGCTGAAGCACAGGTGGATAACACTGGCGGAGCAAACGGAGCTGTAAATGTTCCGGTTGCACGCGGCGACGCGTACAAGTGGGAAAACAGCGCTACTGATCCGGTGGACCAGTCCTGCCTCGGTAAGGTCTGCTATATCGAAGATGACCAGACCGTGGCAAAAACTGACGGTGCGGTTGGCGAAGACCCCGCCACAAAGAGCAAGGCCGGTATCGTGATCGGCATCGACGATGACGGGGTGTGGGTTATTTAAGGAACCCTGCACCAGACCATCGAACCCTAAACAGAAAATCTAAACAAAAGGAAATATCATGTTGGTTAATCAAGCATCTATCAGCTCGGTTTTTAAAAACCTGAGCGCCGCCTTTAATAAGGCGTTCGCTATTCCCGAAGTGAAACCGAAGTGGCAGGAGATTGCCACGCTGGTTACTTCAACCACTGCGGAAAACAACTATGCCTGGCTCGGCGGATTCCCGCGCATGCGCGAATGGATTGGCGACAAGGTTGTCAAAAGCCTTGAGGCGTTTTCCTATAGCGTGAAAAACCGTGACTTTGAAGGCACGGTTGGTGTGAAGCGTAATGACATCGAGGATGATAATCTCGGGGCCTATGCTATTCAGGCGGCGGATATCGGTGATAGCGCAGCCATCTGGCCTGACGATCTGATCGCTGAGCTGCTCAATAACGGGGCTCACGCCGTCAAGGGCAAGTGCTATGACGGAAAAGCCTTCTTTGCCACTAACCATGCTGGCGTGGATGAAAAGGAAAAGGTCACCGCGTTTGCCAATAAAGGAAACGAAGTTCTTTCGGCCGCCTCCCTGGCCGCCGCTCAGGCTGGCTTCGGTGCTGTTCGCACCAAGATGGCCGCCTACCGCGACGATAAGGGCAAGCTGCTCAAGATCCGCCCGACCAAACTGGTTGTTCCGGCCGCTCTCGAGGATACGGCCAAGTTGCTGATGACGGCCGACAAACTCGGCGAAGACACCAATCCCTATAAAGGAGCCTGCACTGTCGAAGTATGGCCGGAATTAGAAGACCCGGCAGCGTGGTTCCTGATGGACTGCTCACGTCGCCTGAAACCGCTGATCTTTCAGCAGCGCAAGAAACCTGTATTCGTGAAGCAGACCGGCGAGGAAACCGAAGAGGTATTCAACCGCGCCGAGTTTAAGTTCGGCGTCGAAGCGCGCGGAAATGGCGGATACGGCCTCTGGCAGCAAGCCTATATGGCTGACGGAACGGCGGAATAAACGCCCGAACTGATCACCGCTCCGGGGGCTGGGGCTCCCCGCTCCCGGAGTTTTCCAAACATTGGAAGGAATCCATCCAGCGTTCGGAAAACTGAAGGCGGTTTAAAACGGCGCTGTGGCGCGCGGCGGCTTTTGCGACCGAGTACGCGGACGAACGGGGTGCTCGAAGATTTAAACAGGGTTTATGCGGTTTTAAACAGGGTTTGAGCGGATGGCCTGCCGGAAGAGGTAAAGCCGCGTCTCAAAAATGAGAAAACAGAGGTTTGAGGGGTAAAGAATGGGTTACGCGGTACAGGCAGATATCGAGCAGCGTTACGGAGAGAACTTTCTGTGGACGGTGGCAGACCGCGACGGAGACGGCGTACTGGATTCCGACGCGATCAGCCGGGCGCTGGAAGATGGCGCGGCGGAGATCGATGTTTACCTGAACGGACGCTACAGCCTGCCGCTGGCAACCGTACCGCGAACGCTGGTTCTCTGCTGCGTTGATATCACCGCGTACAACCTGGCGACCGGAACGGCGCTGAGCGACGAGATCAAAGAACGGTACAACCGGGCGATCGGGCTGTTGAAGCGAATTTCTGACGGGAAAGCCGATCTCGGTCTTCCGGAACCTCAGAAACCGGCTCCGGCCGGCGGCGGCGGATCTGTGCAAACAGGACGAAATGATTTCGGCGCGTGGCGGCCGTAGGGCCGAAACTTGAATTTTGAAACTGGAAACTTGAAAGGAGTACTTATGAGACGAATTGGACTGATTGGACTGATGTTGGCGACGGCAATGGCCGCTTTTGGTGAATCACCTGCGGCTCTCAGCGTCGGCCAGACGGCGGTAAAGATTTTACCGGAACGCAATCTGACCCGGAGCAGCGGAATACCCTGGACTGCCACGAATACGGTCAGTCAGGGCAATATCATCCGGTGGAGCAGTCAGTTCTATATGGCTGAGACCGGCGGAAGGCTTGGAACCAATGCGCCGGTGCATTTGGCCGGCACCGAGCTGAACGGGACGGTTCCGCTGCGCTATGTTACGGCCGGTCCGCGTCGCGGGTTCATTGCCCAGATGCAGAGCACCGGTACGGTTTACCTCGCGGTATCTCTTTTCCCTGCTAACGGATTCGGTGTGAAGGTTTCCGGCGAACTGAGTCACTGGTCTGAAAGCGGCGACGGCTGTCCGCAAGGCGCGATCTATGGCGTCAGCCCTTCCGGGCAAACCAATCTGGTTGGCGGGATTGAATGGTAGGGAATTAACGTGAAACCGAAAACCGGAAATTTGAAATGGATGGCGGCGGTGTTGCTGATCGCGGCAGCCGCGCCGGCTGACCTGGTGAACAAGCCGGCGGAAACCGACCCGGTCACCGGTCCGGTGGTGAGCGGGATAGTGCAAGGTACACAGCCGCTGGACGGCGTTCTGCTGGACCGGCAGATTTCCAGCTGGTCAGAGATTGGCCTGACCTATACGGATGCAGTGCGGCTGAACAGCGAGGTAACGGTGTCGAATGATGCCGTATGGACCGGTTGGATTACCACCGGCGATCTGCTGACAAATAACACGATCTTCCTGACCGAAGGCGAAACTCTGGAAAGCCCGGTGCAGTCCGGCGGCGTTGCACGGTTTAATGTGACGGCTTTCTCGTCCGGGATCGGCACCGGCTGGTCCGCGTGGGTGATGGTCGGTACCAATCAAATGAGCGTGCCCTATCAGGGCTCGAACGGCGTGCTGCGGATTACCTGCGGAAGCACGATGCCTGGGCAGACTGCCGGCATGACAGTCAGTGCGGTCAAGATTACCGGCTATTCCAACGCGGCCGAGGCCGAGGAACCCAAAACGGTTTCCGGTCTGCGGGTAATTGAAGAGCCGTCCGACGACGAGTCGGTTACGCCGAAGTGGTATGTGGACATCCAGACAGCCGGAAGCCGGGCTTATAGCGATACACAACTTGCCTCCTATGCGGCAGACGGTACGAAGACGGTTTCCGGAGCGCAGTTGCGTTTGAACAAGACGTGGACGGCTACTCAAACCGCTGACAAATACATTCTGTCTGCAGGGGAAATCTCAGGAACCGGTGAGCTGACCGGTACAACGAATGCCTTCGTCTTTTCCAAGAACGATTACCCGCTGCTTGAATTCAGCGCTGCAGCATCCGGGCTTCATATCAACCACTCGACACTGGTGCAGGTTGGATCCAATGCGGTTGTCACCCTGTACATCGCCACCAACGGAGTTGTGTCTGCACCATTCGGAGAATGGGCCGCAAATCTTACGGCCGGAGAATGGCACCGTCCGGACAGCTATCTGACCAACAGCTACCCGGTCGCTGTGAACGGTTCTTATGTGCTCAGTTATGCAGCGCCTTTTGAAACCTCTAATTTTTTCCGTGCGATGCAGCCGGATGGCGAGAGCGTTGCCAGAGTTAAAGCTGACACTCTGAGTCTTAATGGACATCGCATAAAAGATGTTTCTGAAGTCGTATTTACAAACGGCGCGAAGCTGGTGGTCAGCGGCAACACGCTGATTATTCAACCCGCGCCATAAAGGAGATCGAATGAAAAAGTTATCCGTTATCAGCTTTTTAATTTTAGCGGCCGCCTGTCCGGCATCTCGGGCGCAAGAGCGGGTTGATCTGACTCTCGGTGTGGTTGTTCAGCCCGACCGGATTTCATTCCAGCAGCTGGAGTTCCGTCCGGAAACGGTGGCCACCAATACAACCTATGAGTGGCAAACCGTCACGGACGTGCGCACAAATCTTTATTACGGCATGCAGCCGGATGAAGTGGTAACCAATACGGTGCGGCAGCAGGCCGCCGTGGTGGCCGTTGTAACCAATCCGGCAATCTGGATCGCGCCGTTTGAATACACCATCCCGGCCGGCGAGCCGATGCTGATTGCCGGTGCGCTCGATGCGCGGCCGCAGCGTAAAGCAGTGATGGATGTGCGGCTGGTGCTGTCAGCGGATCAGCTGAGGTCCATCCTGGGCGAAGAATTTTATCTGCAGACGGCGACGGC